TGTACACCAGGCCGCCCACGGTGCCCGCCGTGAAGCCGCCTATCACGGCCTCCGCGCACACCTCGATAACGTCACCCGACACACCGCCCTCCAGGGCAATCAACTTGGTCTGGATGGCCGTGCCCACCGTCGCCAGCGCGCGCTTCCACCCGGAGGAGTAGCCGATGCAGTCACCCGCAAGCACGGTCCCCGAAAGGGTGAGCTTGAACTTGGGGCCGATGGCCACCACGTTCCGGGCGCGGGCCGCGTTCTCGGTGAGAGCCACCTAGTTCGTCCAGTCCTGGGTGTCCACCCCCGACAGCCGGGCAAGCGCCTTGGTCGACATCAACACCAGCGCCATGTACCACTTCACCCGCAACCGCGTAGCGTCCTTCGTCTCCAGCGCGCCCACGTCGTCGATGGTAAGCCCCTGCCCGCCGTCGATGCCGTGCAGCCCTTCCGCGCCGAACTTGACGGCGAAGATCGACGACGTGTCGTCGCCCGTCTTCCCCCCGAACCCACCGTCCACGCAGTCCTCGGTGTCGGTGATGAAGTCGTTAATCAGAATCGGAATGTCGTTGTAGAAGTTGATGGGCCGGTTCAGGCCCGCAGGCTGACTCAGGGCCAGGTCCCACCCCTGAGACCGCGCCAGCTTCTTTATCTGCCGCCGGCTCCGCCGACTCATGATGAGCGCGTCCGGCGGCCCGGGCTTCACCTTGTCTATCATCTCGTCGAGCTTCGAGAAGGTGCCCGGACCGCCCGTGGTGGCCGACCCCGCCAGCACGTCCTGGCCCCCCGTAACGACCCCCAGAATCTCGTGCAGCCCGTCGAACCCCTTCGGGTTCACGTCGTCCACGTCCCCGTAAATCAGCTCGTTCTCTATGGCCCGCACCACGGCCTTGGCCTTCATCGACAGCACCATGGCCCGGAGGTCCTGTTCGTTCGAACGAGTCAGCACGAGGAAATTGTCCAGGTCGGCGTCGCCGCCGACAATCTTGAGCTTGGCGGTCACCGCGGTGACGGTCGGCGTCGACTCGACCCAGGCGTCGGCCGGGTCGTAGAACTGGGCCGTCCCCAGGGTGTCCTCCCGATTGTACGTCAGGGAGTTACCCAGAACCGTGTCGAAGGGAAGAAGCGCGAACATCGGCGAAGCGTCGACTATCTCTTCGACCACGCCCGCCAGAAGCTGAGTCCGGCTGTACTTGTCCGCCTCTACGATCGTTTGAAGCGCCACGACCTACTCCGTCCGCCCAGGCCCAGGGTGCCTCAGCGCCCACGCTATCCGGGCGACGCCCCGCGTCTTCTCCGGCGGCTCTTCCGGCTCCCGCTCCGTCCGCTGGCCCGGAGGCCGGAACCCCATCGGCTGGGGCTTGGCCGCTGCCAGGGCCGTCAGTTCCCCGAACGCCCGCTCCCGGACACCCTGCACAACAAGGCGCGCGCTCTCGATGGAGCTCCGCAGCTCGGCCGCAGTCGCGCCGCTCACCAGCTCAGGCGGCAGGTCCGGGTTCGCCTCCAGCAGCGCCGACCGAAGGTCCGCCGCGGACGACACCCGCAGAGCCTCTAGCTCGGCGGACACCGCGTCCGCCCGCTCGGCGCGGGACCGCAGGCTGGCAACCTCGTCTTCCGTCGGCTCCATTTCGTCAACCAGTGTAGCGCCTTTAACCGATGTGTCAAGCACCCCCGACGGCCGCCGCCGGCGGCACCAGCCGCGACCGCTCCACCAGCACCCCCTCGAACTCCGCCTCCGGGTCCTCCACACCCAGGCGGCCCATCGCCGACTGCGCCGTGCTCAGGGCCGCCCCCACACGCTGCGCCTCCCGCGCCACGTCGGCGTTCGGGTCAGAGGGCGTCAGCGGCCCCCACGTCACCTCTACGGCCCCCGCCGCCGCGTGCGACGTGCCCGTGTACAGGTCCAGGAGGGCCAGCACCATCTCCGCCCGCCGCCGGTACACGTCGGCCCGAATGACCCGCTTCCGACGCACCTTCTGTTGCAACGGCTGCAGCTCTATCTCCAGCGCCACGCCCGACAACGACCGGGCGTTGTCCCCGAACGCCGTCCTGGGGACCTCCCCCACGTCGTGCAGGGACCGGTACACCGCGTCCAGATAGTCCAGGTGGACCTTGACCCCACCGCCCGAGAGCAGGTCGAGAAGGTACGCCTTCGTACCCTCCGGCATCTCCCAGAGCGCCCCCGGCTCCACCGCTATGTCCTGAGAATCCACAACACCGGACAGTACCGCTATCGGGTTCCCCGACAGCTCGAGGATCCGCGACAGCGCCGTGAAGCAGCGGTTGATTTCCTCCGCCACGTCCCGCACCCCCGCCACGTCCGACCAGCCCCACGGCGACTTCGGGACCGGCAGGTTCGGGAAGACCACGTACGGCACGAAACCGTAAGCGTTCGCCACCGGCCCCGACACCACCACATCGTCCTGCCAGACCGTCAGCTTCTCCGCCGTCCAGTCCTCGACCACCTGCACCGGCCGCCCGCCGGCCAGCGGCGTCACGCTGTACCGCTCGGCCACGCGCTCCGGCGTCCGCCGGTCCACCGGGTCCCGCCACACGAACAGCCCCTGAACGTCCGGCGCAGACACGACGACACGCTCCGACTCCGGCGACCACGTCGCCTTGAACGCGCCGTCCCCCAAGACCGCCGCGTCCGTCTCGGTCTCGTAGTCGAGCCGGGGCAGCCCGTTCTCCACCCCCACCGCCGCCAGCGCCAGCTCGGCGCTCCGCGCGGCGGCAGCGCCCGGCTCTCCCACCGCGGCGGGCCGCACGTTCACACGGACATCACTCATCACGTACGACGTCACCTTGTCCACAACGGCCCGAGCATAGTTGAAGGTCACGCGCCGCCTCGCCCGTCCCCGCTCCCCCGGCCATTGCTCTCCGCCGTAGAACGACAGGTTACGCGCGTAGGCCGCCAGACGGCCCTTGTCCAGCCCGCGAAGCACACGAGGCAGCGACTCACCACTCATTCACGCCTCCCACGCGCCGTACCCAGGGACCTCTCCCCCGCAGCAGCCACCAGCAGCGCCACCGCGTTCACCAGGTCGTCATGACCGTCACGAGGGTCAACCTCCCAGGACAGCACCCGCGACCGCGAGTAGCCCGCCCGGCACAGCCGAAGCTCATCCCACATCGCCCGCCACTCCGAGCTCCCATCGTCAGCGTACACCTTTAGGCGGTTCGACGCCGCCGCCGCCTGGAGCCCGTAGCCTAAACTCGACTTGCTCCGCTGCGTGTAACGGTACGCCATCACCCGCGCCGCGCCTAGCGACCGCGACAGCAGCACGGCGGCCGCCTCCCCTATCGCCGTCGCGTCCACAGCCACCCGCCCGACCCGCCACACGCCGTCCAGCAGCGCCACCAACTGAGGGTACAGCGCGTCCCACGACACCGACTGCCACCGGTACGCCGCCACGACCTGCACTACCGGCAGGTCCCTCGACGCCGACCGCGACAGCCTCCCCACCGTCAGCGCCGTCCAGTCCCGGCCCCGCGCCGCCATCTCATCCGGCGCCGCTTCCCCCGCTACGTCCAACCCCGCCACGTACGTGGCCCCGGCCACTCCCCCGCCCTCGCGGCCGTGCTCCCCTCGCATCAGCTCCAGGTCGGCCGGCGACAGCAGCCGGCCACCGCCAGGCAGCGGCCGCAGCTCGTACTGAGTCGTGAACAGCGGGTGCGACTCCCCCAGGCGCAACCGCTCGGCATGCACGTACCGGCCGTAAGCGACGTTATAGCGCGCGCAATGCTGCCACGGGTAGACGAAGTTCCGCCGCACCCCGTCCCGCCGCTCCAACTCCCGGTTCGACGCCAGCGCCTCCTCCAGCAGCGACGTCTCCTCCCACGCCGTCCCGTACATCACCGTCGTGGCGTTGTAGGCCGCCGCCATCGGCCGGAAGTCCCGGTCGAACTTCTCCCTCGTCACGTCCTGGGCCTCATCCACCTCCAGCAGCAGCGACGCCGTACCCCCGACCACGCTCGCGGTCGGCTCCGCCGAGTAGAAGAGCCACCGGGCGTTCATAAGGCGAATGACGTACCCATCAATCAAACGCCACGAACCAACGTAGCCGGCGCCGTCCAGACTCCGCCCCAGACGGTC